TTTCTCCTTATACTATATTTAGGGCGCCTCGAAAGACGCCCTTTTTCAACATTATGTTGTAGTGTTTGATTCCCAGTATTGGTATCTCCAAGTACATTCAAATGTTTCTAGAGTTGTTGCCTGCTCATATGATAGATCAACCTGACCTATAGTAGTTGGAAACAGTCCTCTGAAAGTGTAAGACTTGATTGTATTACCGTTTCTATCTAAGTGATCGACAAATGCGTCCACTTGATAATCAACAGGATTTACAAGTCCTTCGTTATCTGAATGGTTGTTTATACCATTTGACCATCTTTCAATAGCATTTCTGATTAGAAAATCAGTATCGTTGATGATAGTTGTAGTCCAAGTTTGAAATGTTCTATCACCTGCCATGTAGATTGGTCTACCACGGAAGTTTACAGTTAATTCACCAATTTCACTTGATGGTAAGTTAGTTGCTTGACATAAAAATGCCATGCTCTCTGTCTCACCACCTACTTGTGCAAAACCAGGGAAAGGCATAGTGACTTTAAACTGATTGTTTCTAGCACCTCCGCCTTTAAGTTTAGAGATAAAATCTGTTACATTAGCCATTTTCTACCTCCTATGCCCCAGCCACTTCACTAAATGCCACACCACTTCTGGTTGCCACAAAGTTTAGTTTGATGAAGTTGATTGAACGATTTGGTTTGATAAAGATATCTGCAACAAATTCGTTTCTATCAATTACTTCCGCTGTGTTATTTGTTTCATCACAGACTACTGAGAAGTCTGTAAGTCCCCTTCTACCTTGAATATCTCTTAGGAAAGGTTCTACAAGATTTCTAAATTGTGCTCTAGTGAACTCATCATTGAACTCAAAGAGTTGAAATTTAGCAGCTGTAGAAACTGCTTTCTCTAAAGTGATAAACAATCTTCTAACATTAATTCTGTTAAATGCAGAAGGTTTGGTTAATGCTGTTTTATCGCCGAATAATACAGTACCTTGACCAGGGAATGTTACAACAGGATTCACTCTTGCTTTGTAGAGATCATCTCTTTGTGTCTGGTTAGGGTTAAATGCAAGTTTAACAACACCTCTAATTTGTCCTCTACTGAAACCAGCAGGTGAGAAATGAGGATCTGCTACTGTATCTGTTCTTGCACATAGACCAGCGATGTCGCCATTTAATGGAACAAATCTATATACATCATTATATTTGTCGTACATATACTTGTAACCACTATCAATAACGGCATATGATGAACTTGCAAGTCCATCAGCAAAAGCTTTAACATTTGCTGTTGCAGCGATAGGATCTGATACATTTACTACATCTGCTCTTGCAGGTGAGATAAATGCTACAACATCTTTTCTTTGTTCAGCAATGTCTATAAGTTTTTCTGCTTTTGTGTCGCCTGTAGCGTCTGAGTTGGTCTGTGAAGGACCAGCGATTAAGAAGTTAATATCGACTGATTCGCTGTCTTGGAACTTCTCATATGCAGTTGCTAATTCACCATTAGTAGGAACATTATCGTCTGTACCACCACTTAATGAACTTGAAAAGACATTAAATGCATTTGTTGAACTGTTATCAAAAGTAGTACCAGTTTTTGTGTTACCAGCAGTTGATAAAGTTGTTTCGTGATCCATCCAATAAACATACTCACTATTTCTGTAAATTACATCTACATAGAAGTTTGAGTTACCTTGTGCGTCTTTGGCGTCTGAAGCTTGAGACATTCCTTCAAATGTTTCAAGTATAGTTCCAGCAGTACCTGTGATACCACCGTCTTCGTCAACAACAGCGACATGTAATTCGTCATTTGATCCACCAGCATTTGATACATCATCAGTAGTTGTTGGCGCACCATCAAAATTGAAATAATATTCCCAATATCTTTTGATGTGTGCATTATCAGCTACAGCGTGTCTTAGACCGCCTGTTTGTGTTGTACCAGTCGCAGGATCAAATCTCGCAATGGTTAATAAGTGTGTTGAGATTGCTGTTACTTTATAGTAATGACCTGAAGGTGCAGCAGTAAAGTTACCACTGATATCACCAAACTCTAGTATGTCACCCACTTGTACCTCTGTACCGTCATCAATTGTGATAGTTGTATCGCCAATAGCCGCAGTAGCGTCATTGACTAAATTATCATTTGCGATAGACGAAGCAAAAGCAGTTGTGTTTGTACACATAGAGACTTTTAGGTTATTACCTTTTGTACCAGCTTCTCGAGCAGCCCAGTTGCCAACGGCAGCTTGACCACTTCCATAGTTGTCTAAGTAATGAGTTGTATTCTTAATCTGTAATCCTGTGCCATCATCTGTAGCATTTAGATTGCCAGTAGTTGCTCTCACCACTCTTAAGGCATTTCCGTACTGTAAAAAGTTGGTTGCACTAAAAAAGTATTCGAATGTGTTGGCATCTGGTTTACCAAATCTTTCAACATATTCGTTTTCACTTGAAACCGTTACGATTTCGTCCATCGGCCCTTTCTCACTAACAACCGCTATCGCACCAATTGAAGTTGATACGGCAGGGATTACATTAGTCAGATCCTTTTCAGTCACTAGAACGCCTGGTGATACTAAAAAAGCCATTTGTTTTTCTCCTTAGATTTATAGGTTTAATTAATTAAATCTTACTGAAACTATTTATAAATATCAAGTTTTACCAACCTCGTTTGACTTTAACGGGTGACCATGTTGTGCCATAAGGATCTTTGAAAGTCTCTGGTTCTTGTAGTCCATCATCTATAAACCCAAATGGTGCCATATCTTGTTCTAACATATTTTGTTGTTCATCTACAAGTCTAGCACGAATATCTTGATCTGTCAATTCTTTAAAATATGTCTGATTAGATAACCACGCAAACATAACTAAACATGTAACCAAATCATCACTAGAACCTTCTTCAGCCTCATATTTTTCTTTACCTTTGAGAATATATGTCGATAATTCTGCGATTATATCAAAGTCTTGTATAATAAGTTTATCGTGTTCTATTAATGCTTTGAGATTAGAACAACCAATCTTTTTTGTTGCTTTTGTTGTTCGTAATCCTAATTGTGATTGTCTACCACTAAAACCTGTACCTGCGATTTGTCCAGAACGACCTCGTTGATTAACCATAATCAAATTATCATACTCTAAATCATATTGCATTGTATCTGCAACCTGACCACCAATGTCATTTACTTCAATTAATACCTCAGCTTGATTATAACTTGTTGCAACCTTATGAATAACTTGTGGAAATACTAAAGGTTTAATTTCGTTGTTTTTATATTTTGCTACAATTTTATATGGTATGCTTGTTGCATCTGTGACAACAAACGCACTATAATCATTTACGGTACCTCTTGCAACATCAACAGTAATTACATATCTGTGACCTTTTTGTGGCATCTCATAAACATCTAAACCTGCGTTAGATTGTGTTGGTGTTATATGAGACATTGTTCTTAGTTTAGAACTATTAATAAGTGTATCAACACTACCAAGAAACTCACATTCAAACTCTGTTCTAAATTGTTGTTCGCTTGTGTTCTTGATTGTTTCTGCTTTCCATTTTTCATCACGACCAGGAACTTCAGACCAATGCACTTCAATAGGTTTATAACTATTTCGTTCATGAATAGCATCATTCCATAATTTATAGAACATATTCATACCATGTGGTGTAGATACGATCATTACCTTAGATGATTTACCAGAAGATATCGTAGGATAAACTGAACTAAAGAATTGTTCAGCAATATTGTTAGGCACATAAGCAAACTCATCTAGAAAAATAACATTATAAGAACCACCACGAACAGCACTTGATGATGTGGCAGCTGCAAGTATTCGACTACCATTCTCTAATTCTAAACTACCTTTATTCCAATTTATTATACCTTGTTGTAACCACTTAGGTAAATTTTCGTATGCAAGTTGTAGTCTACCCAATAAGTCTCTAGCAATTGCAGCTTTGTTAGCAAGTATAGCTATGTTTACATTAGGATTAAATATGGCATAGTGTAATAGGTATGCAATAATTGTAGTTGATTTACCAGTCTGTCTTGGTAATTTACAAATACTAAAACGATTATTATGAAATGTATCAACCATTTCTTTTTGAAAGTTATATAATTTAAATTGTTGTAATCCGTGATCAAGTGTA